TTTTAAATGCATTACCAGATAGCCCAAGACCCCAAAGCATACGCTCATGCTCAGGTCTGTACTCAGTCATCACGTCTAAAAGCTGGTGATTCATGTCGTCTTGAACACGTACCGCCGCTTCCTTCTTGTTAGAAGTCTCTTTACCAATAATCTTTGTTTTGACAGGACCTGCTGACGGGAATGTCGCCATCATAGTCTCAGCTTGAAACTTAACTAATGCTTCGCTAAGTAGAGGGTGATGCACACCACACGCACCATCCCAAGGCTCAGTACGCTCTTCAATCTTCATACCGAGTAGCTCTAAACCATCTGTATAGGTTGTAATCCAATCTTTACGCGAAGCCACGTCATCATCAAAATCAGACAACAAATCTGCTGCAATAGACGAAAGCTCCCCATCATCTAGGAGTTCAGCTAAATTCTCATCAAAATCTTCGTCCGTTTCTTCTTTAGGGTCAAAGTCAATCTCCATCCCACCCATTGCAATATGCAAACTTTCTGGGTCGTCAATTTCAATCTCGATGTCAGGCTCATCGCCGCCGAGTAAGGACTCAAGTCCTAGTGGTGCTTGGTTTAGGCTTTTATCAAACATTTAGTTTCTCTGCTGTTGTTAGTAATATGCATTGCGCCGTGATGACCGCCCTCTAAACTCTCGCTCTGGTTCTGGTTCATCTAAATTAGTTGAAATAAACCCGCCTTTTCTAAACCTCGCCATCGCCATTGACACGGTATCCACATAGTCATCGTGTTGCCCTGCGGGAAATGATGCCACCTCTTCGATAACCTCGTCCGCAAATCGTGTGTTCGGTGCCCATACTCTACCAGAGTGAAATAAGTCTGCAACCGCATTAAGCCTAGATATCTTATCGTTACCTCTTGTAGGCGTGAATTCCATCACTGGAATACCCATTGCACGTAGCTCATATATAAGTGGCGCACCAGACGCTTTCTTTTCTACGATTATACTATCAGGTTGCCAATAGTTATAGTCATCTAGTACAACTTGCTTAAGTTCGGGGAACTCATACCGCCCACGCTTCGCATCAAGCATAATAATGTTAGCCTGCATCACCCCATTCTCGTTGTCTTGGTAGAACACGCCCCACACAGTACACGCACTATAGTCAGCTCGCTGTGATTTCTCAAACGCCGTATCCCAAGTCATCAATATAAAGTCTGTTGGGGGCGGGTCTTCCTTGGTCCATTTCTGCCACCACTCTCTTTTAACTATCGCACCTTCTTCGGAGGTGGGATTCTGCTGATACTGCGCCTGCCACTTGGATATATCAATCGCATCTCGTGTTGCCTCAAGTTCCTCAAGACTCCAAAACTCAGGCCACAGCGGTTTACCCGATGGCAATATGGCAGGGAACTCTACTACTCTCCAAGCTTCATTACCTCTTTGCATAGCTGCTTCAAGCACCTGCCCAGTTAAGTCACGCTTTGACCACCGAGTCTGAATTATGATTATGGCTCCGCCAGGCTGGAGACGCTGACGCGGCCCAGACGTGTACCACTCGTACACTTTATCGTAAATCTCAGGATTACTTGCCGCTATCGCCGCTTCTTGTTCACTGTGTGGGTCGTCAATTATCAGCAGGTCAGCACCTTTACCGGTTACTGCACCACCAACCCCGATAGCAAAATAGTCACCACCTGCACTGGTGTTCCATCTACCCGCCGCCTTCGAGTCAGACCGCAAACCTACATTGGGAAAGACTTCTTGATACGCAGGAGAGTCTACTAAGTTACGCACTTTACGACCAAAGCCCACCGCAAGGTCAGCTGTATGCGAGCACTGAATCACTTTTTTATTAGGAAACCGCCCTAAAAACCAAGCCGGCAGAAGGTACGACCCAAACTCACTCTTTGTATGACGTGGACCTAAGTTAATAATAAGTCTCTTGCACTCGCCTCTAGCTACGCGCTCAAACTCTGAGGCTATCCTTGCATGATGTCGACCATAAATAAAGTCAGGCCACACTGACTGCACAAACGCTAAGAAGTCAGTCTGTGAATTCTCTCGTTCTCTTCGGCGCTTAAGTTCTCGTACAAGCTCTGCAATACGTTCTTTATCTGATGGAGGCACATGGGCTAACTTACTCATCTTCTACCTCCTCAAATTCCTCTTCTTCAGCACCACCTTTAAGCTCTTCATCGGAAATCTGCTCGTACTGCACATCAATTGAGCCAAGCTCACCGCCAATAGAGTACGTGGACATCAACTCATTAAGCTCTGTCTCTAGGTCACCTGTCGGTTTATCTGCAGCCGCTACCTCTACTTTTGTCGTAAAGAGCCCAATTTCAGTTACCTTACCTAACATCTCAACCGCCTTAATTTGAAGTCTTGGGTCTTCATTTTCGGCAAGTTCAAACAACTTAAAAAGCACATATTGACGCATCTTGTTTGTAGAATTTGCCAATGTATAGTCAAAACGCTTTAAAAGTTTGTCTAGCGCTTTCGCCGCACCGGGTGTGGTAGGTGCAGGAGGTGCATCAGGTTGTTCTAAAAATATATTTAAAGCTTCATTTTTTTCTGCATAAGTTAATTGCGGTTCTGGCAAAGGGGGCATCCCCTGCGCATCTAGGAATGTGGGGTCTTTGAAGGCTTCTTTTGCGTTGAGTCTTCGTTTTGTAGCCTCACTAGGGGCGGTGTGTCCGCATACAGTGGAAAAATCAAAGGGCTCGACCTCATCAAAATCCACGAAATCATCATATTCGTCTTCTATCTGCATATTCTTTCTTTGTTATAAACATACATGAACACATAGCTTACCTTACTTTGTAAATTTTTTGTGAAAAATTTTTTTGATGGGCGTTTATATAAGTGACGGGGGGTGTTTCTGGGTATGGGGTTTACGTTGGTTGTTAGTGGGTTATGTAGGATTAGGGTGATTTGGTAGAAGTGGGGGTGTGATGAGCATATTAGTATGTATATAAATCCGTGGGACTCCGAACTATATAATTGGGGGGTGGGGGTCGCTGTGTCCTGATTATGCCCCCTGTTTGAAATATGTTAGGTATATGTTCTATATATGTTAGGTATATGTTAGGTATATGTTAGGTATATGTTAGGTATATGTTAGGTATATGTTAGGTATATGTTAGGTATATGTTAGGTATATGTTAGGTATATGTTAGGTATATGTTAGGTATATGTTCTATATATGTTAGCCCTTATCTATTCCGTACACTTGTACGGAATACAATGCGCATTGACTGCGGTTTACTTGTATAACTAAGTTATTGTTTTATAACGATATCTAAAAATAAAGGGTTTACACGGGTTGCCATTAGTGGTATTCTATAAGTCCCTTAGGGGATTAACTTTAATTTTTTACATATATAGGTCTTATCATGAACACACAAGCAAACACTAATAACGAATTGTTAACTTTAAAAACAGTTAGCGACTTAACAAAGTTTCTAAATGCTATAGATACAGCAGACACCGCGGAAAACACGCGCTTTTATGAAACTGAAAAGGCTATAAGCCTATTAAAAATACTGCGCGCGCAATATACAACGTTACAGCATGGAAACGCAACGGGCGCGGCTAACGTTGGCGAATTGCCCAACTGTATATACAAGCCCGTTATCCAATCATTGTATGACACGAAAAAAATAAACACGGAATTAGAAAACCGCGAATTTACCCTAAACTTTGAAGGTTATAGAGATAATCAAGTTCGTCAACTTAAATACTATATTGAAACGGGCGAATTGTTCAACCGTAAAAAAGAGACGCAACAAGAGAAAGCGTTGGCGAATATTGCTAAACTTGATGCAAAGTTAGCGGCTGAAAAGAAAAAGGCTGAAAAGTTAGCGGCTGAAAAAGCAAAGGCTGATGAAGCAAAGGCAAAGGCTGAGGCTGAGGCTGAAAAAGCAAAGGCTGAGGCTGATGAAATGATTGATGATGTTCATGAATTTATGGATAACAATCCTCAAGAGGCTGATGCAATAAAGGATGAATTGTTTGATGTTATCGGTGATGCTGAGGCGGCTATAGCTGAGGCTGAGTTAGCAAAGGTCGATGCTACAAAAGCGGCTGAAAAGGTTACCACTGAGTTATCAAAGGTCGATGCTGAGGTCGTAAATACTGAGGCAAAGTTAGAAAAAGCAAAAAACAAACTTGCTAACTTAACTGCGGGCAAAGCAAGTAATACGCAAGCCGACCCTAAGTTAAATTTTAAAACGACAAACTTTTCACAGGATTGCAAGGATACTGCGGCAATGCTGTTAATTGAATTAGAACGCGAAGCAAGTGCGGCAGAATTACTGTACTTAGCCAAGCTAATCCTAGATAAATACAACAAGTAACACGATGTTACAGAAAGCCGCCTTTCGGCGGCTTTTTTACGCCTAAAATTTAGCAATTCCGTACACGTGTACGGAATCAAACCGTCGAAAGGCGGTATTTTTTTGCCTAAAATTTAGCAAATATCTAAAATAATTTAACACCCGCCGCACAAAATGCGGTCATTTTGATACCTGTTTCCGTTTAAGACGGTGAGTTACGTGGGCGATTTTGGTCGCGCGTGGGTGCTAAGAATGATACCTGTTTCCGTTTAAGACGGTGAGTTACGTGGGCGATTTTGATTTACCTACGTTAACTTCGGTTCTTCTGTATTATGCTCTTTTCTGTGCGAGATGACATTTGTGTTACAATTACGCTTAGTTTACCAAACTTACTTTAAAAAAGTTAAAAGTTACACCTAGTTTACGTCGATTCGAATTCCCGTTCTGCAGAAATTTTGCAAAGTCCGTTTCTAGGAAAAGTTTTTTCGTGCACCTAAAATGCAAGGGTTCTAGTCTTTACTACTACTACTACTACTATTTATTTAATAATATATATAAGAAAAAAATATATATATTTTCGTGTATTTTTGTCCCTGTGATATACGTTGTATGGTTGTAATTATAAAAATATTTTCGCCTCCTCTCGCTCTCTCTCAAAATTTCAAATAAATATAACTGCACAAAACACTTTCTTCTACACGCCGCGTCCTATATACGCTAAAAAAACTTAATCAACTCCCGTAAATTACTTACCCCCTTGCGTTTCGGGAATTCGGAGTGTAAAATGACCCTAAATCCTCCCTTTTTACCAAAAAAACAACAAAAATCCCATGAAAACAACAGACCTAGCAAAACAAGCAAAAATACCCTATGCAACCATGAGAATTGCCCTACTCGAAGCCAACCGACTCAACCGCCTCTACCACAAAGACTTCCTAGCATACTCTCGTGCAATAAACAATACCCCCAACAAATTAGAAATCCGCCGAGCGGAAAAAGAAAAAGCCCACCTTGCGCAGGTAGCTCTTCGAGATAAAACCAATGCAGTCTACGACGAGTTGTATGCAATGACTCACTACGAGTACGAGGTAGAACATAAGAAAACATTAGGGACTATGACCATAGTAAAACCCTTTGTTAAAAAAACCCTAGATGCTTTAATGCAGGCACACGCACCCGTAAAAGACACCAAGCCACGAGAACCACTAACACAGGCATACCTACACCTAAAGCTCGCCTATGACCCCGATGCGGGCGAAATAACCTATAATGAAGGCTCTCGTGCAGACAAAAGCGCAATCTACACCTATGCAAAACCTAAAAAACCTAGAGCACAACGCCTAGACCTCAATAGATTGCCGCTAAGAGCCAAGAACAACCCACCTCTACACAAAGGGTGGCATACGTACACAACGGACGGCTATGCCCTATTAGACGACGATTTAAGAGCACAGTGCATCAAACGCTACTATCTCGAGCGCAACCCAGACAAAACATCCATCCATGCAACCATTAGAAAAGCCTATTATATTAGAGAGCGCGTGACGCACCCGCGTGTAAGCCTAAATAGTACGACATACAGCCCACAAGCCATTGCCTACCTCTACATGGGCGCAGGAGGTCGATTTGATTACACAGGTGGACTAGATAACATCCAGCGCATACAAGAAGAAGTCCTGTGCGAACCCTATGGCATACGCAACATAAGCCCAAAGACAAATAAAATCTGTGCATACCCTTGCAGGGACGGTAACCCACTCAACTATAAATGGGAGAATATAAAACCCGAGCCAGTGAACTCGGCAACACTAACAAGAATACCAACACAGGCAACCAAGAACCCTAAACCGTGCACAAGTACGGAATGCAAGCCAAGACGCTGGACGGTGAGCACAGAGCGAAACATACGCATAGAAGGTAGCACCTACACGGTGCATGGCATGGGGCGTGGGAATAAAGTCACCGTGTGCCACACATGGGAGGATGCAGTCACCGTATTTAACATACAGTTAAAGAGAATAAAAGGACACAAGCAAACACTACGCAACGGTAACATCATGATAACTGTTCTTAGATAAGACGTTGAGCAGTTAAAAATAAAGGGGTTGACAACCGAAGTAAACTAGCGTATAATATTACCCAGAAGTCGAGAAATGCAGTAACAAAAACAACAACATAACAACGGAGTAAACACATGAACATCTTTTACCTAGACAGCAACCCAGTAACCGCCGCAAGATACCACTGCAACAAACACGTGGTAAAAATGATTTTAGAAAGTGCACAGATGCTGTGCACTATTATCAATGAAGCACGCGGCGAGCAGTTGACACCGTACAAGTCAACACACAAAAACCACCCATGCACTCTATGGGCTGGCCACTCACTACAGAACGCGCTGTGGCTCTACGACTTAACTCGTGCACTAAACGAAGAGTATAAACACAGGTTCAACCACGACACCGACCACAAGAGCTTCAGAATGCTTGAAGACAACAACATACGTGGATTACTGGCATACTACGTACCAGATGGACTACATACACCACCAGCTCAAGCAATGCCTGAGTATTTAAAAAGTGACGATGCAGTATTTAGTTATCGCCTGTATTATCAATTAGAGAAGGCTGACTTGTTGCAGTATACGAACCGCGAACGTCCATACTGGCTATAATTAAACGCCCCATCCAGAGGTGGGCTAAAACGCTGGAGGGTAGAGGAGTGACGCCTATATAGTTTGTAATCCTTAGTTGCTGGCTCTACCACTTACCAATTCCGTACACAAGTACGGAATCAAAACATAACAGGAGATACACATGAAAATTAGAATAAACAAAAAACAACTGATGCAAGGCGTCAAGTTCGATTACATAATGGCAAATAAACCAGACGTTGATAAAAAGATTAAGTTCTTTTATTCGGGTAACTTGTTTATGATTATTGACCACTATGATAATAATACATTCTACACATTTAACGACTACGAGTCGTTTAGAAAAAAATTAAGTGTAATTATAGAAGACTGGTAAACCCTATATAAATCAAACACTTGACACAGCCTACCAATAGGCGTATAATATTTCACAGTAGTAAAGAGTCATCCCCTCAAGGGATTGCAGTAATTGAATCGGGGTGCAATGCACCTTAAACACAGACCGAAACATGAGGAATTATCATGAACGCAGTTCACATCACACAGGGTAGCGGTAAGATGGCTGGCATACAGTCAATCAACACACCCACCACAACAAACCCATTCTGCCAAGCCATGCAGAAAACAGACAGCGTATGCAAGTCATGCTACGCACAGCGATACGAGAAGCTACGCCCTAATGTAGTGACAGCATTTAAACGCAACAAGTTTTTATCTGAGCGTGAGCTACTACCTCAAGAGATACCAGCTATCAATGAACAGATAGCACGGTTCGCAAGCTATGGTGAGCTCATTAACATGATGCACTTTATTAACTTGGTACGCATAGCATTAGCTAATCGGCAAACCATCTTCACACTGTGGACTAAGCGACCTAAGATTGTACAGCGCGTGCTTAATGTATTAGGTAAGCCCGACAATTTAATCCTTATCTATAGCAGTCCTATAGTAGGTGTGCCAAGCAAACTACCCAAAGGATTCGATAAAGTATTCACGGCATTCGCTAGGGGTTCTGATATGACTGACATCAACTGTCATGGGGCGTGCAACACCTGTCGTTTGTGCTACTCACACAACGATACAACATTCATCAACGAGATAATTAAGTAATCCGTACACAAGTACGGAATCAAACAGGAGAACATCATGGCAATCTCAAACAGTGCAATGCTCTGCACTTTAAACATCTCAATCTGGACAGCACGTAAGCTGGACAAGAAAGTATCACAGGATGTGGACACAGCGAACAGTACGATGACAAAGGCAGGTAACTACCACAAGAATTTATTGGCAGGTGATGACTCACTTGCCAAGATACAAAAGATTGCAGGTGAGGCTCGCTCATACCACTCACGGTATACATCGCCTTGGAATGACAACGGTCAGCGTCTACTGACCACCGCTTACTTCCTTGAATACAAACGTACGATGGGTGACTATGAGCGCAAGTTCTGGGATGAGGTTGATGCGTTCCTACCTCAGTACACTTTAAAGATTAGTG